TTGCTTTAGCTCTTTTTTGATTTAACTGGGTAACTTTTTAAGGTGTAAAATGTGTCTTTCGTTACGATTGGGAAACTTTTGGGAACCTTAATCAAAAAATATCACGTATATATTTCTCGAAATTTTCTTTTGCAGTATTATTCATTTTCTCAGTGACATGACTATAAATGTTGCTTGTTATGAATTCACTTTTATGACCTAATCGCTCCTGAATTACTTTCATGGGCACATTACTTTCTAGTAACAATGTTGCATGCGTATGTCTTAATTTATGTATACTTAGTTCATTGCCCTTTCCTAATATTTTACCTGTTACATATTTCATTGTATTGTGGGTGGTAGAACGTGGAAGTGGGTCTCCAAATTCATTACAAAACATAAAATCATAATCAGTATAATATAATTCACTATTTGCTATTTTGTTTGCATTTTGAAGTGTTCTCAACTTGAATAGTTCCTTTGCTAATTTGTCACTTATAAATATGATTCTATTTTCTTTATTTTTGGTAGTGCCAAATTTTTTTCTTTTTTGATCATACGACTTTGTAATTGATAATGTTTTAAGCTTTTTGTCATAATCATTCCAATTGAGTGCGTTTGCCTCACCGATTCGTATACCTGTTTCTATAAGTGTTCTAAATAAGAAATATTGATAAATATCCCGCTTTTTAACCATTTCTAAAAAAAGATTAATTTTATCGCTAGGTAAATATTTAGCTTTAACCTTTTCTTTTAAATTTTTATGTTGTAATGAAATACCATCACATGGATTAAAATAAATGATTCTATCATATTTAGCACGTTCCATTGCACGTTTCATCAAATGATGTGTTTTTGAGAGCGTTGATTTACTGTAGCCACGTTGAATTAAAGTGTTTATGAATTTTTGGTGCATCGATGGTGTAATATTTTTAATGTTTATATTAGGGTCATAGATGTCTAATAATCGTTTTTTTGAATATAATTCAATATTATAGGTGCTATCGTTAACCTTATCTTTTCGCCAAGTCTCTAAATAATAGTCGAGCCATTTTTCAAGTGTATAATTCATGTTTTCTTTATAACCATTTTTAATATTTAACTCAACTTCTAAAGCTGCTTTTTTTGCTTCCGCTTTTGTTCTAAATCCAGATTTACTTATAATTTTTTTTGTTCCCAATGAATCTTTATATTGAACTTTATACCGCCATTTATTGCCTCTTTTTTCAAATGATGCCATATTATTCACTCCTCCTTAATATATATATAAAGGGCAGGAATTCTGCCCAATTAAATTATTTGTCTAAGTGGTCGATTGCGTATTGTGCTTCTGAAGGTGTAAATCGTCCTCCGTATTCTGAAATTAATTGATCATAAATTTCTCTGGTTGACATATTTAAAGTTTTGGCATATGATTTAGCACTTTCTAATGCGTTTTTATTATAGTCAGCTTTTAAATGATCTATTGCGTATTGCGCATCATCTTTTGGAAATTTGCCTCCGTATTCCGAAATTAATTGATGATATATGTCTTGTTTTGATAAATGTAAGTGTTCTGAATAAAACTCTGCTTGTTTTAAAGCTGCTTTTTGGTCACGAGTTATACTGTCATCTATGCTAGAACTAGAGCTTGTAGTTGAACTATCAGATGTTCCTTTTGTAATCGTGTCAAACCATTCTTGATAATTACCATTTGTTTGTTCTTTTGCTTTTTCGTGATTCTCTTCATCTTTATCAGTGATACTGTCAGATTTATTGCTTTCACTACTTGAATCTAAATTCGCTACATAAGGTTTAATCATCTGAACTTCTCCAATATAAGTTATACTAGCTAAAGCAATAACCGCTATAACTACAGTAATAATTGTCCTAACTAAAGACGGCCATTTGCTGAATTTCCACATTAAAAATAAGCCTAAAGGAAATAGGAATAAAAGTGATAAAACAATACACCACTCTTGTTTGTACCATGATGTTGATTCTTGTTGCATTTAAACGCCTCCTAAATAATTTCTTGATGAATACTTAACACATCGGTTTTGAACATATTGAGAAAATGTAAATCTGAGTACTTAACTTTATAGAAGTATATTGTTAGTAAGATGTCTGTTACAGGCACTTTAAAATAAGCGCTTAACTGAGGTATAGTTTTGCAGTCATGTAGATATATCGCTTGTTTAATTTGATTTAAGGGGATTAATAATTCAAAATCATGACAATGACAGTGATACAAAGACATGGATTCTTTAATTTCACTCGGTGATGTAGATGATGATAAATTCTTATTAATATATAAATCATTACCTATAATCAGACATTCTAATTTATCCGGCATCTCAATATATTTAATCTTTATATCATCCATCAACTCCTTGTATTGATGCATAATTTCACTCCTTTATTAAATTTTGATTTATATTTCGGTTGTTATCATCTCCAATTAACAGAAGTTTAATTATGCATAATTTGATATATAAAAAAAGAAAGACGTAGTAATACTAATACAACGATTAGTAAAATGAGCGTCTTTCTTTATTTATCGCTATTTGAATTTGTATTTCTTTTACTTTTAATATATTCGATGAAGTTCACGATTTCTTTCATCTCTTCATCTGTGACATCATCTTTTATATGTGCTGCGATGATTTGTTCATTTTGATTTAAATGACGTTCCTCATCAGTAGGACGTTCAGATGAAACATCATAACCTAATAGCCAAGCTTCACTAACATTTAGAACTTTGGCAATGATGTAAATTTTATCTTGTTTGGCTTCATACTTGCCCTTAAGATAATCACTTATTGAATTTCTTCCAATACCTGTTAATCTTGAAAGTTCTGATTGTGACATATTCTTGGCAGTTATAGCTTCACGTAATCTTTCTTTGAAACTGTTCACTTTTCTGAACACCTCCCATATTTATATTAGTACTTTTTGCTAATATTTACAACAATTTTTAACAAATTATGTTAAAAAAAGTATTAAAACTAGTTGACTTATTTTAACAACAATGATTTAATAAATTTGTACAGAAAACCGAACATGAAGGAGGTGATATTTTGAAAAGTACATTTGATTACAACTTACTAATGGACAGAATGAATGAATATAGATACAGTCAAAATTCATTAGCTAATGCTATACCTATTTCAAGAACATCGATAAATCACAAGTTGAAAGGTAAAAATTTATTTACACAATGGGAAATAAAAAGGATTTGTGAACTATTAGATATTCCGCCCAACAAAGTAGGGCAATATTTTTTTAAAGTAAAAGTTCGGAAAACTGTACAATAGCTTTCGAATCACTGGAGGTCAACAATGAAAAATATATGTATTGAAATAAATAATGATTATTTAAACGGATTAGTACAAAAGAAAATTGATGAAATCTTAAGTACATACAAGAGGCAAGTTGCAACCGTTGATATTAAAGATTTAGTGGAGATTACAGGTTTAAGTAAAGCAACGCTAATACAAAGAATAGTCTGTGAACCTGAAATTGTAGCAGTGACAAGACGAGTAGGCACTAGAGTGTTATACCTTTATCCACAAGTATTAGATGCTTATCAAACGTTAATCAATCGAATTGGAGGACATTAACCACATGAGTAATAGTCAATTATTCAAAAACGAAACAGAACGAGCTCATTGTATGAAAAAAATTCTGAATGATCAACTGAAAATAAAACTAGAGAACGAGAAAGTTATACAAATTAAGGATTTAAAAAGAATTTTAAAAACACACAATCGACGATTGAGGGAGGATGCGAATGTCTAATACATATAAAAGTTACATCATAGCAGTGCTATGCTTCACAGTCTTAGCAATTTGTTTAATGCCATTTTTGTACTTCACAACAGCATGGGTAATTGCTGCAAGTACTGGCATTGCAATATTCATTTTCTATGATGAGTATTTTTTTAGAGAATAAAAAAACTGACTGCTAAAGGCAATTAGCAATCAGAAATTAAAAAACAATTAACAAATAAAGTATATCAATATTGGGGGAAGACAACAATGAAAAATGAATTTAAAAACATGAGCAGACAAGAAATTATAGATGTAATTAAAGAAAAATCGGATAGTTTGCGTGCAACTATAGAAGGTGTAAAAGACCAAACGGACTTTGACATAAGTATTAATTTACAACTACTTATGTCAAATGGAAAAACAGATAATAACGCATTTTTCGTGGACGTGTTGGATGCAACAGAAAGTCATATCGTTGGTTTTGGTTTGAAAAGTAAATCTTTTAGCGTAATTTCAAAAGCAACCGCCATGTATACACTACTTGAATTGGTTTCTAACGAGGATGATGACAACAATGAAGAATGATGCTAATGAAAAGATGTTTGTTCTATATCAACAACTATTTGATGAGTTTAAGAAAACAAATGAAAACTGCTTGTTGGAAATAGAACAGACACCAACCTCACAGATTATTATTAATTTTTTACATTATCACGATAGTTATAAAACAAATAATAAGTTGTTACAGATATTAGAAGTCTATCCAGAGTCACATGAACGGATGAAGAACTATATTATATCGGTAATGCGTGGGCAGATATTAGTTAAGAAAGGTGTATAGTTTTATGAATGAATTACAAGCACGAGAACTAGAAACGTTCGAACAAGATGACCGGTTTCAAGTCACAGATTTAAATAGCGCTAACTGGGTTTTTAAAAAGTTAGACGCAATTACAACAAAAGAGAATGAAATTAATGAACTGGCAAGCAGTGAAATCGAACGTATAAATTTATGGCGCGATAAAGAAATTGAGAAATTACAAAGTAATAAGGAATACCTTCAAAGTCTTGTGATTGAGTATTTCAGAATAGAAAAAGAGAAAGATAAAAAATTTAAGTTAAATACGCCATATGGCAAAGTAACCTCTCGAAAAGGGGCAAAAGTGATACAAGTTAGTAACGAAAACAAAGTTATTGAACAGCTTGAACAACGTGGACTGAATGACTATGTAAAATTGACAAAAAAACTTAGTCAATCAGAGATTAAGAAAGATTTCAATGTAACTGAAAATGGCACGTTGATTGATGTGAATGGCGAGATTTTAGAGGGCGTTAGAATTATCGAAAAACCAACATCTTACACAGTTAAGGTGGGAGAATAGATGGCTGGAAAAACTATTCAAGGCGTTGATATCTTAAGGCAACTAGGTGTGAAAGATATCAGCAAACAAAATGCTAATAAGTTTTATAAATTCGCTATTTACGGAAGATTCGGGACTGGTAAAACTACATTTTTAACCAAAGATAATAATGCTTTAGTACTAGATATAAACGAAGATGGGACAACGGTAACTGAAGATGGTGCAGTTGTACAAATCAAAAATTATGAGCATTTTAGGACAGTAATTCAATTGTTACCAAAAGTTATAGAACAGCTTAGGGAAAATGGCAAACAAATCGATGTTGTAGTAATAGAGACTATTCAGAAGTTGAGAGATATTACGATTGAGAATGTCATGAAAGGAAAGATTAAAAAACCGACATTTAATGATTGGGGCGAGTGTGCTTCGCGAATTGTAAGTATTTATCGATATATTTCTAAATTACAAGAACAGTACCAATTTCATCTTGCTATAAGCGGGCATGAGGGCATCAATAAAGATAAAGATGATGAAGGTAGCACTATCAATCCAACAATCACGATAGAGGCACAAGATCAAATTAGAAAAGCAATTATTAGCCAATCTGACGTGTTAGCAAGAATGACAATTGAAGAGAATGAACAAGACGGCGAAAAATCTTATCAATATGTACTTAACGCAGAACCATCAGATTTATTTGAGACTAAGATAAGACATGCTAGCAATATAACAATTTCAAGTAAAAAATTCGTTAATCCTAGTATTAATGATGTGGTTCAAGCAATCAGAAATGGAAACTAGAAATTAACTAAAGGCGGTAAAAAATCATGAAAAATATTCAAATAAAACATCAACCACCAGAAGTAGTTGATGTAGTGCATTTAATTAAAATTGTTTGTTTAAAAGGTGATGGAATTGATGAACCTATTAGAAGAGTAGAAAGATACTATGAAATAAATGGTGGCTTCCTATTTGAAAAAGATTATTAACTATTGCAAATAAAATTTTCCGCTTTGGAAATTACGATTTCTAATGATACTAAGCTTGTTAAAGCGTGTAAGAAACTTTTTAAGTCTTGAACATCCTTATCAATATGTTTTCTAACGTAATGTGTTTCGTCATTTCCTATCCATGTAGCAGCTTTAGCTAATTTCTGAATTCTATCATTGTCAATAGAAGAAATACATTGGTTTAATGGTCTTTTAGAAACACTATCTCTATCTTCGTTTTTTAATACAATGAGGTAGTCTTTTACTAAAAATTCAATAGCTTTACGATATCCAATACCTGCTAAATGATTATATCCCAGACTTTCTGCATTTGAACTCTGGGTAATGATGTTATTAAACTCTTTGCTTATTTCATTAATTTCGCTTGGATATTCGAATGAATTTTTAGGCATTGGTTTTTCGTTATCTTTTTCAAGTTCTAAAATACTCCTGTTTTTAGAGAGTTTAACTTTATAAATTTGTAAGAAATGTTTATGACAACTCGGACATTGTAGGATAAATGAGACAGGCCATTCTATATTGCTGGTGTCAATTTGAGTTTGACTTAATAAATTGGGTCTTATATTAGATTTACACCAAGGACAATGATTTGGAATTTTAATTTCGTATTGTCCCAATCCTTTACCAAAGGTATCTAACAAATAGATTTTATGTTGCAACTAAATCACTCACTTTCAAATGTACTAATACATGAATTATACAATATTAAATTAAAGGACGGTAAAAAATATGAAAATTAGAGGTAGAGCACAATACATTCAAGAAACTAATCAAGAGGCATTTTTAAAAGGTGGCGACTTCTTAGGCGCAGGAGAATTCACAGTTAAAGTGAAAGCTATTGAAGTAAATGATATGGAAGGACGTTACTTCACAATTGTATTTGAAAATAATGAACACAAAGAATTTAGACACAATCAATTTGTCCCACCATTCCAACAAGATTATCAAGAAAAACAATATATTGAGTTACTTAGTAGATTAGGAATTAAATTGAACTTACCTGATTTAACTTTTGACACTGATCAATTAATTAACAAAATCGGAACTATAGTGTTGAAAAATAAGTTTAACGAGGAACAAGGTAAATACTTTGTAAGACTTTCATATGTAAAAGTTTGGAATAAGGGCGATGAAGTAGTTAATAAACCAGAACCTAAAACTGATGAGATGAAACAAATAGAACAGCAAGCAAATGGGAAACAGACGCCAATGAGCCAGCAAAGTAACTTGTTTGCTAATGCACCTATAGAAATTAATGACGATGATTTACCGTTCTAATGAGGTGATTTAAATGGCTGGCTGGATAAAAATACATCGTAAAATTATAGACCATTGGATTTGGACGGATTCTAAGAGACTAAAATGGTGGATGGATTTATTACTATTAACCAATCATTCAGATAAAAAGGTAATGTTAGGTGGGAAATTAGTTGTTTTAAAGCGTGGTTCTTTTCATACATCAGAATTAAAATTATCTGAACGATGGAACGTATCTAGAAACACAGTTAGAAATTATTTGAATGCGTTAGAAAAAGACACCATGATAACCACTAAAAAGACAAAAAACGGAACAACTATAATAGTGCATAACTACGGTATTTATCAAGATAATGATGATTATAAAAAACAAAAGACTGAACAACTAAGTGAACAACAAAATGAACAAAAGAATGAACAACAGAGTGAACAAAAGAAAGACAATAGACTGAACAGAACACTGAACAAGACTAAAGAATTAAAGAATATAAAGAATGATAAGAATGTAAAGAATATGAAGAAGGAGAAGAAGAATTATAAAGTCTTCGACTTCTTTCAAGAAAATGGTTTTGGATTTATCACTCAGTATATTGTTGAAGACATAAATTATTATCTAGATGCTTTTTGTCAAGATTCGGATGAAATTTTGATTGCTGCACTAAAGATAGCTAAAGACAGAAATAAAGTTAATTGGGGTTACGCTAAAAGTATTTTAAATTCTTGGTTACAAATGAATCTAAGCAACTACGATCAAATTAAAGCTTATGAAGCTCAATATAAAGCCAAGAAAAAAATGCAGAATAAGCAAAAAGAAAATTATAAGTCTAAAGAAAAAACGCCAAGTTGGTTAACCAATCAAAATCAAAATACAGCTGTCGAAGTTGATGAAGAATTTGAAAAAGACAGGGCTGAATTTTTAAAAAAGTTAAATGCTCATTGGGGTGATTAGGTGTTAAGACAAAATAATATTTGTGAAGATGCATCAACAAATCGACAATATACGCTTAGAAAAAATAAAAGTCTGATTAAACAATTTTTCGACAGCAAACAATATTTATACCAAGCAGATAGAAAAGTTGCTCATGTTCATGTAGTGAATGACATATATCTTATTCACGGGCATCACAAAACGATGTTTAAAGGAGTGAAAAAGAAATTCAATAACAAATTAGAATTTGCTAGCTACATTGAAAGCAACGAATTGTATTTCGAAAAGGCAAAACAACTCAGTTTGTTTTAAGGAGGAACAGGAAGATGAAAAAATTTAATGTTCAAATCACATACACTGGCATGATTGAAGAGACTATCGAGGCTGAAAGTTTAGAAGAAGCAGAAAATGAGGCACATGATATTGCGAGAATGGAAGTACCATTTGATTGTGATGAATATGAAATTATTGTAGAGGAGGAATAGGAATAATGAAAACATATCCAGCATTAGCATTTGAACATAAAGACGAATCAGGCGTATACATTGGTGAATTTGATGGGTGGTGCCAAGATTTAGATGAGGCAATACTATTTGCAAATAAAGATGGCAGTAAACCGGATAAAAAGAAAGCTAAAGAAATCTTTTTGAGGGAAGAAAAGAATTTGAGTGATATCTTAAAGGAACGTTACGGAGAAGATGCAATTCAAAATTACAGACCAAGTGAATGGTTTAAAACATGTAATTTAGTAGATGTTGAAATTAGTGAAGAAAAATTTAAGGAGTTGCTTAATAATGACTAATTCATTAACTATTGATGAATTAATTGGAAAAGTAGAACAATGGAGTGTTGATCGTAATATAAATCATGCAAGCCCCTTAAAGCAGTTTGATAAGTTGGTCGAAGAACATGGAGTACTAGTACGAGGATTAAATAAACAAGATATGCAATTAATTAAAGATAGTATAGGTGACATGTTGGTTGTATTAATAATCATGATGCAACAAATTAAAGGCAATATTAAATTAGCGTTAAGCCTATCTGATTTCGGTGAAGGTGAGGTTAATACTTTAAATTATATTAAATCACTATTTTACTTAGGTGAAAAACTAGAAGATTTTATGTCTGATAATAATAATGGCAATTTGTTTAGTGAAATTCAAACTTTGATTACAAACATTACCTATTTACTTAAAGAAACGGCATATAAAAATAGCTCCGATTTAAGAACATGTTTAGCACATGCCTATGATGAAATCAAAAACAGGAAAGGCAAAATGATTGATGGTAAATTCGTAAAATACTCAGATTTAAAATGCGATTAAAATGCTACTAAGATTTGATGAGGTGTTGCAAAAATGAAGTCAATAGCAACCTTAGAAGCGGAACAATATTTATATGATTCACTGATCATAGACAAAATGGGAATGTGTGGATGTCATGAGGTAGTCATTGGGCGTAAGCCTCTCACACATGGGCGTGAAATCGTGGACTTTTTAACCTATGATACTAGAAATATTTTTAGAGCATATGAAATTAAAGTAACAAAAGCAGATTTAAAGAGTTCAGCTAAATTGTCTTTTGTAGGTCATTATAATTACTTGGTTTTACCTAGAAACCTATATGAAGAATTGAAATACACGGATTTGAGTTCAATTCTAAAACAAGAAAATGTAGGCATTGTCATTATAGGTGAGGGCATTATACGTAAATCTGGTAGAAAAACATTAACAATGGGAGATAACGTTATGCTCATGGATAGTTTGAACTGCGCGTTAAATAGAGAGAATGTAAAGATTAGAAGAGGAAAGAGGTCATCATGAATGATTTTATTGAACTTAACATTTATGATTTTAACAATAATTTTATTTTATACATGCAAATATATCGTTAATAATTATATCAGAATGATTGCAATTCTATTATTTACTGTTTGTTTAAGTCTCGCAATCACATTAGGATTTGGATTTAATTTTATCGAGTATATATTAACAATATTTTTAATAATTATATTTATCGAATTAATAGAACTCGATATTTATTTAAAACGTAATTAGCCATTAGACTTTTTATTAATGCTTACATCGAGGAGATACATCATGAAAGACTTGCTAATTGAATATAGGAAAACGAGACTTTGCGTACTCAATAAAATAAAATCACTTGAATATAAAGTAGATGAAGAGGATAAATTAAGTATTTACAAAGATATATTAAAAGACATTGATTATACAATTGAATGGTTAACATGTGGACACGAACCTGGAAATTATAACGCAATAGATAGAAGTCAATGCTACTTAGTAGATAATGATGTGATCAATAAGGCTTTTAGTGAATCAATGTATAAAAAGAATTCAGATGTTGAATACAATGATATAATTAATGATGTTAATAATAAAGTAAGCTACGCATTGATGAAGTTAACACCTAAAGAACTAGAGTGTTTTATTATGGTCAAATGTGAGGGGCTTACTTATAAAGAATCTGCTAGTTTATTAAATTTGAAAATAGGTAGTGTGCAAAACTATATTAAAAGAGCTGAAATTAAAATAAAAAATGAACTTGAAACAAATTTATTTATATAGTGATTTTTTGTCTTATGTTTGATACATATGTAGAAGATTAATTAATCTTTGTTTTGGTCTCCTCCAATTTTTATTGCCTATCTGAGATATGTCTTAGATAGGCTTTTTAAATTTAATTTTAAAGCAATTAGCGTAAGGGTGTGTGATAATAGTTGGCTAGAATAGAACTTTATGAAAAGTTGGATATAGTAAATAAATTAGGTTTAGTAGAAGGTTGGAAGCGCGATGGTTTAACAGATGAGCAAATTGCTAGAAATTTAGGTGTTTCCAAACATACTTTAATTAAATGGAAAAAGAATATACCAGACTTTCTAGACGCCATAAAAAAGGGCAAAGAGGTATCAGATTATGAATTAGAGAATGCACTTCATAAAAGAGCGGTTGGCTATTATTACGAAGAAGAAACAGTTACTAATAAAGGTGAAGTAGTAAAAATCAAGAAATATGAACATGCTAATCCTACATCACTAATATTCGCTCTCAAAAATAGATTACCCCATAAATATAGAGATAAGGTTGAACAAGAAATTACAAATCGCAATATCGAAATAAACATAGGTGACTACGTTGACGACGATTAAGATTAATATTAAGGAACCAAACAAGATATTTAATAAAAATATATTTGAAATTATCAATGATTACTCACATTTTACTGAAGTTCATTATGGTGGTGGATCTAGTGGTAAGTCACATGGAGTTGTACAAAAAGTAGTATTAAAAGCATTAAAAAAATGGAAATATCCTAGGAAAGTATTATGGCTTAGAAAAGTACAAGCAACTATTACTGATAGCTTATTTGAAGATGTGAGAAGTTGTTTAATTTCCTTCAAAATATGGGACTTATGCAAATGGAATAAAACCGACAATAAAGTAGTGCTACCAAATGGCGCTACTTTTTTATTTAAAGGTTTAGATAATCCTGAGAAAATAAAGTCCATTAAAGCTGTTTCAGATATTGTGATGGAAGAAGCATCTGAATTTACATTAGATGATTATACACAATTAACATTACGTTTAAGGGAACGTAAACATGAGAGTAAACAAATATTTTTGATGTTTAACCCTGTTTCTAAATTAAATTGGGTTTATAAATACTTTTTTGCAAATGGTGTGCAAATGGAGGGGGTCTTGATTAGGCAATCAAGTTATAAGGATAATAAATTTTTGGACAAAATGACTAAGAATAATCTAGAAGAATTAGCGAACAGAAATCCAGCCTATTACAAAATATATGCGTTAGGAGAGTTTGCTACATTAGATAAATTAGTTTTCCAAAATATGAAAAACGAATCATCAATACTGATGAAATTAGACACTTACCATCTTATTTTGGTTTAGATTTTGGATACATTAATGATCCTAGTGCATTGATACATTTGAAAATTGATATTGAAAATAAGAAGCTCTATATTATTTCAGAATATGTGAAAAAAGGAATGTTGAACGATGAAATAGCTAAACTTATTAAAAATTTAGGATTTAGTAAAGAAGTGATAAGTGCTGATTCAGCTGAACAAAAAAGTATAGCTGAGATTAGAAAGCATGGTATAGGAAGAATTAAACCTGCAATCAAAGGTAAAGATAGCATTATGGCCGGAATTCAATTTATTAGTCAATTTGAAATTATAGTTGATGAACGATGTTTTAAAACTATTGAAGAATTAGATAACTATACATGGAAAAAAGATAAAAATACCGGCGAATACTATAACGAACCTGTAGATACATATAATCATTGCATAGATGCGATTCGCTATTCTGTATGTAATTTAATTTTTAAAGATAAGAAAACTGAAAATAAAATAGATGATTTAACAAGGATTAGAAACATGTTCTAAGGAAGTGAACTGATGACGATTTACACCCAAGAAATTAACAACACAAAGTTCTCTAAAACAGCAAATAATGATTTTTTAATCAGTAATGTAGAACAGTTATTAAAAGAAGAAGTATTACTTAGTTTGATAAGTAAGCATAAAACTGAACAAGTACCAAGATTAGAAATGTTAGAAGATTATTATTTGAATAGGAATACAGATATTTTAACTGATAACCGAAGAATAAATGATTATAGTGATAAAGCTGACCATAGAGCAGTACATAATTATGCTAAGTATGTCACACGCTTTATAGTCGGTTATTTAACTGGTAATCCTATAACAATTACACATAAAGACGAAATCACAAATGAAAAATTAGTTGACCTTAACAAAATCAATGATGCAGATGCTACAAATAGTGATTTAGCTTTAAATCTATCTATTTATGGTCGAGCGTATGAAATTGTTTATAGAGATACTGATGATAAAGATACATTCAAATTATTAGATAGTAAAAGTACATTTGTTGTATATGACACTTCACTTGATAAAAATATGATAGCAGGTGTTAGATACTTTAATGTTAAAGATTTTGACAATACACCAATACAGAAAATTGAAATATATACAACAAATAAAATTTATTACATTGAAGTAAGAGGTGGTTCTTTCAATTCTATCGATGAAATACCTCATTACTATAATGATGTGCCAATCATTGAATATTTAAACGATCAATTTAAACAAGGTGACTTTGAAAATGTCATTTCTTTAATTGATTTGTATGATCAAGCACAATCAGATACAGCAAATTATATGACTGACCTAAATGATGCATTGTTAGCGATTGTTGGTGATATAGAAATCGATGGAGAAGAAGCTAAAAAGTTTCGACAAGCTAATATGGTGCATGTTAGACCTAGCATCAATGTGAATGGCTCAGAAGGAAAAGCAGACGTTAAATATATTTATAAGCAGTATGATGTTAATGGTTCTGAAGCATATAAAACAAGATTGCAAAAAGATATTCACAAATATACAAATACACCAGATTTAAGTGATGAAAATTTCAGTGGAGTTCAATCTGGGGAATCAATGAAATACAAATTGTTTGGTTTAGAGCAAGTGAGAGCTATTAAAGAACGTCTGTTTAAAAAAGGACTAATGAAACGTTATAAATTATTATTTAATCTGCTTAATTTAACAGGCATACATAAATATGATTATTCTTTAATAGATATAACATTTACCCCTAATCTACCTAAATCTTTATCGGAATCGATTCAAGCTTTTAATGCGTTAAATGGCGGTGTATCTGAAGAAACAAGACTTAAAATATTGCCGATTATAGATAATCCATTTGAAGAAATGAAAAAAATTGCTAATGAACAGGATAAATTAAAATCACTTAGTGAAAATTCATCAATTAAGGGGGCATTTAGCCACGATAAAGAATTGACTGATATTGATGTCGGATAATTCAAAATATTGGCTAGAACGAGCTCAAAATGTCATACAAAGTGAAATACAAGCGGATGCACAAGCAACAACTGAGATAGAACGAATTATTTTGCAGATGTATGCAGAAATTGCTAAAGAATTATTGGCATTTTATGCCAAATATGCAACCACTGCTGGATTAATAATGTTAGAAGTTAAGAAAAATGCTGATGCGTTTGACGTAAAGGCATTTAGACATAAAGCTAAAATGTATGTTCGACGTAAAGACTTTAGTGGAGAAGCAAATCGTTTATTAAAGTTATATAACTTAACAATGAAGATTTCACGAGAGCAATTATTAAAGCAACAGCTTGACTTAATTGTCAGAGATACTGGATTGAATCTTCAAAGTAAACTAGAAGATCACTTAGTTGAAGCTGTGGATAGAGAAGTAGAAAGACAAGCACATATTTTAGGTGAACATGTAAAGATAGATGATGCTGAAGTAAAAGCAGTGGTTAATAGTAACTTTAAAGGTGTGACATGGTCACAGAGATTATGGAAAGATATGGCATTGGTACAAAAAGAGGTAGAACAGGTAACTAGCCATGTACTGATTCGTGGTCGACATCCAAATGAATTTGTACCACTGTTTAAAAAGAAAACGCAATCAACGACTTATAACGCCAGTAGATTGTTAGTCACTGAATCGGCAAGGGTTCAAGCAGAATCACAAAAGTTAACATATTTAAAAGAACTTGGTGAAGATGGCGAATATAAATATGTTGCCAAAATAGATAGTAAAACATCTAAACTATGTCATTCGCTCAACGGAAAAATATTTAAAGTTAAAGATATGATACCAGGTGTGAATGCGCCACCTATGCATCCTTGGTGTAGAAGTACCACAGTGCCACATGTTGGCAATTGGCGAGACAAGTTCTTTAAAGAGCGTGAAGGTAAATATCAAGTAGAAGTAAAAGAAGCAAAATTACAGGAAAAAGCTAAAAACCAGATGAAAGAAATGATTGAAAGTGGTAAAATAAAAATAGAAATAAATCCTGAAAAACAGAATAGACATTCTTTAGGTCATAGACTATACGAAGAATATAAAAAAAGAATTTGTTGAAAGGAAAACAAACACCGAGTTATACACTACTAAAAAATGATGAATTAAATAAAATGCTAAATCAAAAATTTGGCACTGGACGGTTGATTATTGAAAATGAAAAAAATGGAAAAATAAAGAAATAATTAATTTTGGTCAAATTATAGGAAAATATTACATAGATGGAAAATTTATAGAAACTAAATGGGGTACTGTTCATTATTCCAAAACTGGTAGTCATATTATTCCAAATGGAAAGGAAGGTAAGTAATGAAGTTATGGACTTACATTGGTAAAAAAGTAATGATCGAGTTAACTAATGGGCAAAAATTTATTGGAGAAGTTACAAATTATGACGATGAAATAGATAACGAAAGTGGAGAAGATTCTATACATTTAGATGACGGAATAGATTTATATGATTTTGATGAAAGCCAAATCAAATATATTGAAGTTTTAAAATAAGTATACTTTTGTAAGAAACGAATGTGGTGCTATTTTTATACACTTTTTTAACCTTCCAATGTGAAGGTTATTTTTTATTGTCCAAAACGTGCTGATGACATTTTAAAAGCAAGTATGGAATATCAGTCGACAGACTATAAACGGAGGTATATCTCATGGAAAAAAATGAAAGTAATATTACCGATGTAACTCAGAACGAAGAGCAAC